CCGACCACGGCCACGACTATGTCATCGACGCCCAAGACCAGCAATGGCCCGACGGCACACGCCAAGACGCCGACCTCCTCGAGACACTCAACCTCCCCGACAAGGTCGGCTTCAACGCTGTCAAAACAGCCGTCCGAGAAGCAGGACACAAGATGAGAGACAGCCGCATCCGAACCGCTTTGAAGTTCCGGAAACAGGCAGCCAACAGCCAAGAACACATGAGACTCACAGCCGGAATCACCAACAATTCACAAGCGCACAAGCGCGTCGGACGCGCTGAAAACAATCGGGACGCGCTCGACGGGACGCGACAGCGGGACGCGCAGGGTGAAAAGTGGGACGCGCCGGACGCGCTAACAAAACCCCACGTCACAGCCCCACAAAAACGGGACGCGGTAGACCCCGAACGGGACGCGGTAGCAGCGAGCCAACCGGGACGCGTCCCCCCCTATAGGGGGACGCGGTCCGAGGCCACCCCAGAAACACCACAAACAACCCCCCTCTTCTAACCCCCAAGGAACAACACATGACAGCTCGAAGATGCGAAACATGTGGGGGATGGGTAACCCCACCCCAACCATGTCAACCATGCCGACGGACCTACGAGAGGGGGCGGTCCAAGGGGAGAGGCAGGAGGGAGGAGTACGCCGGCAACTGGCGCTACAACTCCCAACAACTACGCCTCGAGTGGATCACCATTCACGGCTTCAACTGTCCAGGCTGGACAATGCCCAACTATCCAGGCCGACCCCCCCACCCCGCCTACGACCTGGTCGTCGACCACGACCTCGGAGTCCTATGTCGACAATGCAACAGCAGCAAGGCCGCCACCCATGACAGGGAGAGGAGGCGAACCACCCCACGACCAACCACCACCGACACAGCTTCGGAATAACCATCTACCCTGTGCATAACGCCCTCGAGTAGCGGTTATCCACAACCCTTTATCCCCAGAAGTTACCCACAGGATATCCCCAGCCTGTGGACAAAGGGGGAGGGGCCTGTGGACAACGGCCTCCTCGAGGGCCTGACAACCCCTGCGCCCCCCTTCTCGCTATGTCTGCAGGGTCCGAATTCTGTGGATAACCCTGTGGAAATGTGGATAACTCTGTGGACAAGCCGAGTCTGTGGAAAAAGTTGTGGACAACTCTGTGGAAAACGTGATCGTCAAATTTGCCGGGCTGTGGACAACTCAGCCTGTGGATAAGCCCCTGTGGATAATCTGCTGTGGATAACTCAACGACTCGAGGTCGACACCATGCCCCCTGGTTCCAAACCCCAACCGGTCGGAAAATCCGATCAACGCGAAACAGTCTTCAAATGGAATCTCGCCGAGACTGAAGGCTGGCAACACGGCAAAATCCCAGCGCCCGCCGCCTCCCTTTCCGCTCATGGAAAGCGCGCGTGGAAGACATGGATGAACGCCTGGTGGGCCAGCTTCTATTCAGCCGAGGATCTGCCAGGACTTCAGCTGCTCGTCATGCTTTACGACAAAGTCATGCTCGAGGAGATTGACGTGACGAAGATTCTTCCGCTGCTGGATCGTTACGGCATCACCCCGAAGGGTCGCCAAGACCTACGATGGGCGCAGCTGCCAGTGAAGGCAGAAGCCTCCACCCCGACTCCCGAAGTCCAAGATGAGATTGCCGAACGTCGACAGACTCGCCGATCCAACTTGGCGTAGGACATCCATGCCACTCACTCGCCTCACCGCCCCTACCGACTGGCCGACCCTTGGCTGGCAAGTCATCGACTGGACCGAAAAGTATTTGTGCCACGGCCCTGGCGACATCCAAGGCGAAGAACTCGTCTGGGATGAGGAGTTCTGCCAAATCATCCTCGACTGTTACCGCCTCTTCCCAAAAGGCCATGAGAACGAGGGACGCCGTGTCGTGTCCTACTTCGGAATATCTATGCCGAAAGGTAGGGCGAAGTCAGAGTTTGCCGGCGCTATCACTTGCGCCGAACTCCTCGGCCCTGTCCGCTTCGACGGCTGGGACGCCAACGGAGAGCCGGTAGGGAAACCTGTCACATATCCGTTCATCCGTCCGTTAGCCACGGAAGAGAACCAAACCGGCAACACCTACGGCAACGTCCAAGCCATGCTGGAACACGCGCGCGACCGATTCCCCTCCGAATGGAAGTTCTCACAGTTGGACATCGGATCCACCCGAACCCTTATCGGCAAAGGCGGCCGCTTGGGTGAGGTTCGCCCCTCAACTGCTGGCGCTGCCTCGAAGGATGGTGGCAAAGAAACCTTCGCAGTAGTCGACGAACCACATCTGTACTATCTGCCGGAGTTGCGGCAAATGCACGCCATGGTTCGTCGAAACACTCGAAAGCGGAAGATTGCTCAGCCGTGGATGTTGGCGACAACGACAATGTTCCAACCTGGGCAGCATTCGGTGGCGGAGGATCTCTACGACGAGGCCGAGAAGCTCATGGAACGTCAGGACCGCTCTTTCAGTTTCTGCTGGCATCACCGGGAAGGGTCAATCTCGGAATCCTCCTGGGACGATGACGCCGCCCAACTTGCCTCACTGAAGGAGGCGTATGGGCCGGCAGCGGAGTGGATGGATCTGCCAGGAATGATCGAACACGAAATCCGTGCGCCAGGATCAGTCAAAGCCGAAAACGCCCGCTACTTCCACAACCTTCGATGGAAGGGCGAACAGCGTGCCATCGACCCTGACAAATGGGATTTGCTGGCAGCTCCTCAACTCAACCCCGAAGGTGGAGAAATCATTGCCATCGGTTTCGACGGCTCCGATCGTGGTGAAAACGCCGACGACACTGTCCTTGTCGGCTGGGTCCTCACCGACAAACCCCATTTGTTCCTCATTGACGCTTGGAAACGTCCCGAGTTCGCCGGCCGTGACTATCGGGTACCTCGGGAAGAGATCCGAGAGAAAGTGTCTCAACTTCGAGAAACCTTCGAAGTTCGCCGGTTCGCGTGTGACCCTCCCGGCTGGCGTGAAGAAATCGAGTCTTGGGACAAAGAGTTCGGCGAAGCATTCGGAGAACCCATTGTCGTCGAAGTGTTGACGAACCGTCCGACGAGGATGGGACCGGCAATCGACCGGTTCCTCGAGGCCATCGACGAAGGATCTTTCACCCATGACGGTTCGCCCGAATTGCGCGAGTATGCGTTGAATGCTCTGTTGACAAAATCAAAAGGCCGATCCGATCTCCCGGCAATCGTGAAACCTACGATTGACTCAAAGATCGACGGATTGGTCGCCGCCATTCTCTCCTACGATGAGGTAGCCCGAATGACTCCCGAACAGCCAATCGCCCCGTTTGCGATCCTCGCATGAAAACCGCTTTTGCGTTTATCATTGCTGGACTACTCCTGCTCACTGTAGGTCTAGCCCTCTCCCCTATTTCTTGGCTCGCGTTATGTGTGCCAGGCGTCGCCCTCATCGTGGCCGGCTTACTCAAGGACGTTGAATGAGACTTCTGGACAGACTACGCAGCGGCAACCAAGAGCAGCTCGAACGCTCCTACGCCAACGGCCTCACCTTCGAAGACGTCCTCGCCATGTTCTCCTTCAACGGGAACACCTACCAGGGCATCTCTTCCCCACTTCGAGCGCCAGGCAGCGCCGTCTCTGCCAACTTCTCCGGATATGTTCAGGGCGTCTACAACCAATCCGGAGTTGTAGCAGCTGCTGTCACAGCGCGCGCGCTGCTGATGTCACAAATCCGTTTCCAATGGCGCTCACTGCTCCAAGGAGAAACCGGTCGGCTGTTCGGCAACACCGAACTTTCCGTCCTCGAGCGCCCAGGGGACCTGACCCGAGCGGAACTTCTCTACGCCGCCGAGCAGCACAACAGTCTCGCCGGCAACGCTTTCTTCTACCGCAATGGCGGCCAACTCCGCCTCCTCCGCCCCGACTGGGTCACTGTCGTTTACGGCTCCTACCAAAACGATGTTGACCCGACAGCACAGCTCGACGCTGAACTGGCCGGCTACTCCTACCAGCCCGGCGGCATCTCATCACAAACCCCACCGGTATTCCTCGCCCCATCACAAGTCGCACACTGGAAACCCGAACCGGATCCTTTGTACTGGTGGCGTGGACAGTCCTGGATAGGTTCGGTTCTCTCCGAAATCACCACCGACCGGCAAGCCACCGAATTCAAATCCAAGTTCTTCGCCAACGCCGCCACGCCTCAACTCATCGTCACCCTCGACCCGCACACCACCCAGCAGCAAGCCACCGACATTGCAGCTGTCATCAACCAACGCCACGAAGGCTCCGCCAACGCCTACAAAACCCTTGTGCTCGGTGGCGGATCTGATGTGAAAGTTGCCGGATCAAACCTGCAACAACTCGACCTCAAGAACACTCAGGGCGTCGACGAAACCCGAATCGCCTTACGCGCGCGAGTCCCAGCCACCCTCCTCGGCATCTCCGAAGGCTTGGCAGGTTCGGCACTCAACGCCGGCAACTACTCCCAGACCCGCCGGATGTGGTCCGACGCCTGGTTCATGCCAACAGCCCAAAACCTTTGTGCATCCATGGAACGGATCTTGGCTTTACCGGTCGGAACACCGGCCGAACTATCTTTCGATGCCTCCCAAATCATGTTCCTTCAGGAAGACCGCAAAGACGAAGCCGACATCCGAGCCACACAAGCCTCTTCGATGCGGCAACTCGTCGAAGCCGGTTTCGAACCGTCGACGGTAACGAAGTTCATCGCCACGGGAGATACCACAGTCCTCCAACACACCGGCGTCTTCTCTGTGCAGCTCCAAGCCCCAACAGAAGGACAGCCCGATGCCGTATGACGTCCTCCAAGGTGTCGAAGGCTGCTCCGGCTGGGCTGTCGTCAAAACTGAAGACGACGAAATTATGGGCTGCCACAGTTCAAAAGCCGAGGCAGAGGATCAACTGACGGCTTTGAATATTGCCGAATATGGCGAAAACAGTTTGTACGGCAAGAAACCTCGACGTCCGAAACGAACTGAAGAGCCAAGAGCTGCCGACTCGTACCCTCCGACAGACGGAATGGTCGAAGAAGCGCAACGTGGCCTCGACTGGCGAAGCGAATTTGGCCGAGGCGGAACCGCCATCGGCATCGCACGCGCCCGAGACATCGTCAACCGCAAAGAACTCCCCATCAACACCTGGCGAAGAGTCAAAGCGTATTTCGACCGCCACGAAGTCGACAAAAAAGCGGAAGGATTCAGCCCAGGAGAAGACGGATTCCCCAGCAACGGCCGAATCGCATGGGCGCTTTGGGGTGGAGACGCCGGATACAGCAGAGCCAAAGCCATCATGGAAGACTTCAACAACGACGAAAGGGCCGTCATGGCTGAAATCAGAGGCATCGACGGCATCTACCCCGTCACACCACTCCAAAATTATCTTTACGAGCTACTCGAGGAAACTGTCGACATCTTCGGACAGTTCGACCAAGGAATCGGCGCACAAGGCGCCCACTATGTCGGCCCTGAAGACAACCCGTTCGCCGCTGAAGGCATGGTCTGCTCAAACTGTGCATTCTATGAAGGACCGCGCGCGTGTGAGATAGTTAAAGGCGACATCGACCCCGCCGGAATCTGTAAATTCTGGGTCATCCCCGAATCTCTGCTCACAATCGAAGACCCGGCCGAACTTATCGTCGAGGAAGAACCCATGATGGAAATGGAATCAGCACGTTCCAC